CGTTCATCAATTGTAAAATGTAGCGATGTACGTTATAGTTAAAAAGTTTCTTACACAGTCAGACTGTGTAGTACATAAAAAATACTATAACATACACTCCATAAATGGAATACATAATACAATCTGACAAACGTCAGTTACCTCAAAATTGAGGCTTCTTCCTATCGCTCAGGAAGAACTCTCTGAAACCCTCAGAGATGGGGCCGTCAACAAAGACGGACTTTAGTTTATTGACATCACGGTCAAAATGAAAACTCCAATTATGGAGTTGGGGTTGGAATAGTTGTCATACGATACAAAGTTGGACAATTCAAGAAAAATATCAGACTGAAATCTGGACCACCAGATACATAGATATCCATACCTTGCATAGCTCCAGCTGTTGAAGATACAATTTCGCCAGTTGCATAAACTGAATCCAGATCCGAATCATCGTAAGAAGTCCCTAGTGTTCTAGTTTCAATAGAATTAGAATACATCTTAAAACGAGAATAATAAGGAACACATGCGGAAACACATGTTTGAGTTCGAGGATTAGTGAATGAAACACCAGCTGGTCCTTGAGCAGAATTATCTAAGATAGAGGCTAAACGTTCGTTTTCAGAAGATAGAACTGGATGCTGATTAAGAATATTATAATCAGCAACTGTTCGTGTGTCTGAAATTCTATCAATGGTTAATTTATAAATTTTCTCATAGTTAGGTGACACATGCCAGTTGACAGATCCACGAGATCCAATAAAACACATTTGAAACCAAGATAATGGATGCCAATTGACATAATTATAAGGTTCAGGTAAAAGTGAAAGTAGACCATCAGCTGAATTGATACCATTGGGATCATAACCTGGGTATAAAGGATACCGAGAAAATTTAGATCTTAAAGTCGTAGCTTGAGTAGCTAAAATACTATTAAGACAACATCTACGATGATAACCAGATCGATTTATCAGAGTTCTAATAGACTGAATCGCTTCTCCATTATAAATCAAATTAATATTGGGATCAGTGGAAGTTGGGGTCTCACCCATGTTTATACAATTTGTATTGACATCATAATCAACTTCATCAGATTGAATATTATATGGTACAATATTGTTATCTAAATTTGTTGGAGCTGCAAATTCAATTGATTCCCCACAACGAGCATACACCAAAACTGTAATATCAGCTGTAGTTACTGGTGCAGTCTGTTTATTTAAAACTTTAACAGTGAGTACACCATTGCATAAATTTTTTGAACCTGCAAAATCATTTACTCCACCACCGGATAAGGCAGTAGAACTAGAATATTGTGTGAACCCTGCACTAGGTGCTATACGCTTGTAAGCAGAATCCTGCAAATAAGGTACAACAAATTCAACATCTGAATTGTCACCAATATCAACAATTTTGGTATAGATCTGATTCGTAGTATTACCAGCGGTAGCGGGTGTACCATTTGGAGACCAATTGATTTCCAATCTTCCTTTGTGGTACTTTGAGGCTAATATTTTAAATCTATAAATTATTTCACCTCTCCAATAAGTAAAATTGGAGGCAACCATATACATAGGTAAAGGTTGTATTTCCTCAAAAGTTGGGAATACAGTAACAGCAGTGTGTGTTGGAACAACTCGAACGTTAAATAATAAATCACCAATAGTATCTGTTGTTATCCATTCAAAAGATGTTAAATAAGAATCACGCGAACAAAATTTTTTAATATTTAATTCATCATCTAATGTAACACCACAAACTTGTGGATCAATAGTAACTTCATTTTTAGCATCCAGAGATAATTTCTCTACAGGATTACCAATATCAGTAGAAGCAAGATGTGGAATAGTTGTACCTTTGAAAAAATGAACATCATCAATCACAGGAACATTTGTATAGCCAAATAATGATGCTAAATCAGCAACACCACGAGAAACCATGGAAGTAGCAGTCATATATGGTCCAATTATGGGAATATTTGATAACATACCAGTTGCCCTAGCAATAGCGGAAGCTGGTTTTGATAAAATACCCTTATGAGAGTACTCATCTTGATCAGCAGATTGCATTGCATTAAGAACAGTTGGTCCAGCTAATTGAATATCTTCAGCCCAAGCATATACCGCAACTTCGACAGAGCCAGCAACACCTGAATTTGCAAAACGTAAATCGCCAGTAGAAACATATGTAAGTTCACCAAGATCATCAATTTCAGATGAAGCTAATTCAGCCCACTGTTTATGATAAATAAAGGGAAGTGTCATAGTTCCTCCTTGACTATTTTGAGGATAAATCCAAATATTAGGTCTTTGAGAAAGTGGCACTAGCTCATTGGCACCACCAGGTAATGCAAAAGATGGATCAAATGCTTTAAGTGGTTGATATGAAAACAATATAGCTCCATAATAAAATGGAGATGCATTTATAACTACCTTTAATTTAAGATTAGCTCTCATAAAAGCATAATTATCTAATTTCTTTTTGATTGTAGTATCATTAAAATACAAAGTCCATGGATCTATTCCGGTAGGAATTATAGATGTTCCAGAGGCCCATGTAAAAGAATGTATACGTGTTGGTCTTTTAAGAAAATTAGCCAATTCTACATTAGATGAAGAGTCAACATTGGTATGTGCTAAAGCATGTGGTATTTCCATATCAACACCGGGCTGATCATCAGTGAATTCAAGATTTTGTTGAACAGTTTCACTAGAAGCTGTACCAGAACCAACCATTAAAGTATCTTGCTCTGCAGATTGTATCATACAAGGGAATTGATAAGGGGGTGTCTCATCTGCAAGTAAATCCATCAAATTAGTGTAAGAAACACTAATATTAGTAGATTGACTACATTGAGGTGTGTGAAGAAATCCATCTCCACTCTCGGTTGCGATTCGCTCGCAACACGCGGTGACTTGTTTACACGGACAGTCTGCCTTAGGGGTGTTTTTAATTTTGTGTTAAGATTGATTAATTAATCGGATTAATCAAAATTTCCAGATTTTCAATCTGAACTAGCCTGAACTAGAAACTTTATTTATAGATTAAGGTGAGAAAAAGTCGTAAAAACCCACCAATAAGAAGACTTACGCCTTCAGTTTCTTGGTTTTTAATCTCACAGTATTACTGTGAAACTCATCTACCAAGCAAGACCAAGATGGAAAAACACCATCATGTAACCAATCTTCAATATCCAATTCACGAACAAGATCTTTCAAAATGGCGGTTTTATTACGAAATGTTTGTTTACCATAGAAGAAATATTCTCTAATAGCTGATGAAATAACTGCTATAGCTTGTTCTTCATATGATATTGATTTTGACTTAGTCCAAACCATTAACATTTTTTCTATTGAATCATGATCAAGAGGGGCTAAATATGCGTCAATCTCTTCATTATATACCCAAGTCCTTTTTAAAAACGAAGCATCTTTGATATTTATAAATGGTATACTTTTAGCTTCTTTATCAGCCATTGTATATGTTATACCCATTTTCGAAAAAGCTTCCGCAATAGTTGTATGAGTGAACCAATCAATATTATTGGAAACAGACATGATATTATCATCTCCATATGTTAATAATGAAACATTATTTTTAAAAGATAAAACTTCCTTTCGAGGATTAAGTTTATAATATGCATAACGCATATATAAACTA